GATTATATCATGCGTCCAAAAGAGCAAGGCGGTCTGAATTACAAAGAAGTCATTGATTGGATCAATGAGCATGGAGGATTTCACATTGAATACTAGGAGAAATTATGACTAAAGAAGAATTTAAAAAACAGGCTAAAAGGTATTTCGATTCTATAAATCCTGAAAGAGGAGAAGCTACTGATGATAACCCTTGCCGTGGAGTAATGTGTAGCGACTGCATGTTTAATCACGGCTACGATGAATGCTGTGAGCCGTATGATTTTTTTGAAATAATGGAAGAGTTTGAAAAGTGGGTAAAAGCACACCCTGCAATTACGAACAAAGAGAAGTTTGAACAAATTTTTGGTATTAAAGTGACACTGGCTGATTGCCCGCCGGCTTCTACTGGAAGATGTGGAAGGTTCATTAGTTGCGATGCATTCGGCGATTGCGATGAATGTAAAAAATGGTGGAATGACGAATACAAAGGGCTAAAGAAAGTGGTGCAGAATGACATTAGATGAAGCAATTCAACATTGTGATGAAGTAGCGGAAGAAAAGAAAGCGCAAGCGTGGGAAGCAAAGTTGCAAGAAGAATACAGAACAATCAAATTCTACAAAGATTGTGCCAAAGAACACAGACAACTTGCGGAATGGCTGAAAGAATTAAAGCAGTTAAGAAAGCAGGAAAAGACAGGACATTGGATTGACTATTCAGAAGAAGGGTTTGTTGAATGTTCTGAATGTGGAAGTGCTACAAATTGTGACGGCAATATAGCCGATTTACATTTTTGTTTTTCATGTGGTGCAAAGATGGATGAGAAAGATTGAGAAGCGAGTGTTAGGAAGTAGGCATTCCTACACTTACACCAAAAGAGATTGCAGAATTAAAATTCATAGAAGAAAAAGCAAATGATTGAAATTGTACAAGATGATAACGATGTTATTTCATATCTAGCGCATTATTGCGAGTCTGTCGTAAGGAGGATTTATGAGAAGCAGTATGAACAGAGAAGTTGTAGATATATTAAGAAATCACAAACACTGGTTAGATAAAGACTGCGATGGATGGGTATATATGAGAGCCGATTTACGGGAAAGAGATTTACGTAGAGTTAATTTATATAAAATGAACAATAAATATAAACCGAGAGATACTGTATATGTTTCTGAATTCAGTAAGAATTTTGGATTTGTGTCAAAAGAAGTTTACGGTAATGGTTTTGGTAGAATCGTAAAAGTATTAAAAAATAATGAATACACAATCAGATTCGATAATGGAATTGCTATTATTCCAGAGAAATTTATTCTGTTTAAAAACAAAGTTAGTCCTTTGGGAATATCAAAACTGAGGTCATATACATGATAGATAACGAATTGTTTAAAAAACTGTTTATAGGATATTCTAAACATTTTAAAGGTTCGATAACCTGTGCAGGTATTAGTTGTAGCAATTGTATGTTTGATAGTGTCAGAGGATGTCAGATTGGTGAGAAAGAAAAAGCATTTCAAAAGTTAAAGGAGAATCGAATGAAAAAGAATGAATTATTTACGAATGAAGAATGGCAGGTATTACAAGCTACGGATAAGAAGTATAAGTGGATTATGAGAAATGTTCTTGGAGATTTAGTTCTTTGTGAAAGCAAGCCGAGATTTAATGCATCTTCTTGTACATATCATAGCACTGGATCAACGTGTCAGTTCGTGGGTTTTAATGAAAAATTCAAAGGTTTAGATTATCGTCCATTACCCGTAAAAGCTGTTCAGTTTAGAGAGGATATTCTTGATGACGTAGAAAAAGAATATTTAAATACTGTTCTGAAACCATTGCCAGAAGTTGAATATATAAAGTTATTACTGGTTCCAACTGGAAATAAAACAGGTGTAACGCACAACAACAGGTTGATTGTCAAATTCAAAACTGGCGAAAGGTTATGGTTTCCAGAATTTCCATCCGGTCATATGTATAAAAATATGCAATACGGCGTAGAATACCAGCAGGAAAAATTAGGTTTAGATTTGAGGTGACAAACTAATATGAACAATGGTGAATTGATTTCTAATTTACAAGAAGTACTGGACGAACTATCCAGCCCGATCCTGACATACAGCCCGGATCACATTGAGGCGGTACGGACAGCTATTGACCGGATCCGGGCGGAAGGTAAAGAAATTGCAAAACTAAAAAGCGACATTAAAGAATTAAAAGAGAGCGGCATACGCTAGAAGAATTAGAATTGATTTTATAAATATATGAGGTAAAACCATTTGATTTATTTAGAAACTGGAGAAGCGATCCCGGAAACATTCGATGAATGGGTAGAGATACACGGAGAACCGGAGTACGTTGATGAAGTAGAAGAAGTGTCGGACGGTCTTAACATAACCATCACAAAATGCGAAAATATACCTGATGAGAATGTTATCGGATTAGACCGCTGTGTATATGAAACAAAAAGCGGAGGCTTGAAGATCAACTATCCAAACATAACCACTGCAATAGGTCAATCCTATAAACTTCTCTATCACAACGGGCTTTTTTACACACCAGATGGAGTTATGCCGGATGCTGTTCTCAGAAAAGAAGTGGTAGACACCTTGGAAAGCACAGGTTATACAGACCGACTTGACATCCCGACTAATGCAATATTAAAAACAGTTGCTGACAAATTTAACCAGGAAGACTTTTCCGCAGATGTTCACTGTATTCCGTTTAAAAATGGTGATCTGCATATAAATGGAAATCGTTGGGAATTTCGTGAAGGGGAAAAGAAGCATTATCCCTATCGGCTTAACGTAGACTTTACCGATTCGGATGCACCTATGCCCTGGTTTACCAAATGGCTAAACGACTTATTCCAGGAAGACGATATTTTAACCATCCAGGAAATGATAGGTTATTGCATGATTCCTACGACTGCTGCGCAGGAAGCTTTCATCCTAATCAGTAACGGAGGAACCGGAAAATCTGTGCTTACCTATCTTATGAAACAGATCTTCGGGAATGCTTTCATTTCACCAGAAATGAAGGAACTTGCAGAAGAAAAATTCACCTTAGCTATGGTGGAAAATAAGTTGGTTGTGTATGATGATGACTTAAAGACTGAGGCACTTGCTGAAACAGGATTATTAAAGAAACTCATTACAGCAAATCAGCCGATTAAAGCAGAGCGCAAACACAAGGATCCGTTTGAGTTCACACCTTATTGTACCGTGATAGCAAACGGAAACGATATGCTGAAGACTCTGTATGATGATTCGGATGGGTTCTACCGCAGACTGCATCCAATTAAACTGAAAGAAAAGGATCCAAACCGCAGGGATATTGCTAACATGGAGCAGAAGGTGGCATCCGAAAAAGAAGCTATCGTCCGTTGGGCCATGAAAGGCTTAAAGCGTGTTATGGCTAACAACTGGAAAGTACATTGGTCAGAACGTAGCCGAGAATATATGGCCGAGGAAAAAGCAAAAGGACGGAACTTTGATGAATTTTTTGAAGGTGTGTTCGTGCAGGATGAGAAAGGAGAGGTAACATCAAAACAAATCTTAGACTTGTATAAAGTATGGAGCCGGGCAAACGGTCTCCAGGATGTGTCGTCCAGGAGACTTTATAACTGGTTAGGTAATGAATCCGAGCATTTGAAAATCAGAAAAGCTCAAGTAGGTGAAAAAAGGCTGAAAGGATATGCAGGAATCCGAATCAAAGATGCCTGGATCCAGTCTATTCCACTCTGATTTTTCTGAGCGGTCTGGGATTTCAGACCGCTCATAGACCGCTCATAAATTGCTCAGACCGCTCAGTTACGGCTCAAAAATTAGAAAAATAAGCAAAAATCACTGAAAAAGTGAGCGGTAGTGAGCGGTAATGAGCGGTCAAAAAATCAGACCGCTCAGCCGGAAACCGTTGGGAGAGTAAGGATACAGAGTTTACTGAGCGGTTGAGCGGTATATTTTAATATTATTAGAATTATAAAAATATAGGTATATATACTATATAAAAATAAAAAGTTGAAAATGACCGCTCAACCGCTCAGACCGCTCAGAAAGGATATTTTATGAAGAAAGAAGAAGACGTTAGAATTTCACCGAGAACAGGTAAACCGATAGATAAAAAATCATCACCGGCCAAAACCCTTCACAAGAAAAAGAATATAGATCCGGTGAAAATGAGACTTCGAGGGTTTAATATTGAGGATGGTGATAACAATAAAATTACTAAGATGAACATCGAACTGTTTAACCTTCCTGCTATTGATTTGGATGATGAAGAACAGGTGGCAGATCAGCTGACAAGGTATTTTTCTATTTATGCTAAGTATGATATGAAACCTACGGTAGCAGGTATGGCATTATCGTTGAATGGGATGGATAGAAGAACGTTACTAGCAATTGTGAATGATACACCTACGGGTGGTAATGGATATAAGTCAGCCTTGCCAAAATCGGTTGCCAATGTGATTAAAAAAGCATACAGAATCATGGAAACGTTATGGGAAAGTTACATGAATTCCGGTAAAATGAATCCAGTCTCAGGAATATTCCTTGGAAAGAACAACTTTGGTTATCTCGATAAGGTAGAACACGTGGTAACCCCAAAACAGGAAACAGAGATTGATGCTGAGTCCATCAAAGAAAGATACATCAATGCAGAATCTTATCAGAAGACTTTGCCTGATAAAGAATCATAAAAAGAAAGAGCTGTGCGACTATGCACGGCTCTTTTTATTTACCTGCTGCCTGAGCGACTTTTGCGACTTTGGATATAAGACTATACCTAAACAATAAAAACTCCGATATGAGACGCTCAGAGCGTTCTGCGACTATACGACTCTGTAGCTAGATAATGTCATTCGAACAGTGTAATATAAGATACGACTTTATTTAAAGATACTATCGATCAACTTTTACAGCTCTGTATAAAGACTATCCGGCAGCAGGTATAGAATAATATACATATATAGTAAAAAGCGTCATATGAAAGGCTGAGAGCGTTTTAAGACCATATAGCCAAGCCGGTGCCGGATGCGATTTTTGAATTTGTAATGTGGGAAGATAGTTGTTTAGCGTAAAACCATCAGTATACAACTCTGAGAAATGCACTTAGCGACTCTGCTGCCTATACGACTTTCATACGGGCTCATACAGCGACTTTCCGAATTAAGCGATAAAATTACCAGTAGAGAATGTAAAAGCAGTATATGAAAGGCTGAGAGCGTTCTACGACTCTGCTGCCTGGATATATAGCGTAGAGGATACGACTTTATCCACATGAGATCTATAGACTTTGCTCATAAACTGCACACTAAAAATTTTCGAGCGACTTTATAGCGACTCAGAAAGTCGTGAGACTCTAATATAACGACTTTTACGCTTAGATGATAAAATATATTAAGATAGTCATAAAATGGTAAAATGAGCAAATTAAAACGCTTCATGACGAAATTAAAACAACCCCGGGAACGTCCCAGGGGAATTGTTTGCAACTTTTCAATCAAACTTGTGACTATGCCGCTCATACTGCTGCCAGACTTTTCTGCTTCTAATCTAAGTTTTTCGACTATACCGGCCGGAAGACTCAGCGCAATAGTTTTCTTTCTGGTATCAGCGACTTTTCCAAACGCTGAATTTTATCTATAGTCAGTCAGCTATACCAAAGTACTTGCGCAAGGCGTCAAGAATTATCGAGTTTGCACTGCTGCCTGTCTCAGTGATTCGATGATATAACTCGGGCGGGATCCGGCAATTGATGCGTTTATACTTGCTATCGTACTTTTTTATTGCTTTGCGCTGAGCTTCTGAAGTCTTTTTTTCCATGGTTTCACCTCCTTTTTAGAAGTATATCATAGCATCTTAAAAAGTGCCATAGATAAAAATACCTCTTTTCATCGCTATATATAAGAAGAAACACAGAAGTACATTAAAGTACACAAAAATAAAGTGTCTTTTTGTGCATTTTACCCATTGAAATATATATGTGCCTTATATATAATAAGATCATCAAAGGAAACAGATAACAGGAGGTAAACATTATGAAATTAAAACGCTATGAATTGATACCAACGGATAGCCATAAAAGTTTTTATGGGAAAGCCATTGTAGAAGTAGACAAAAATGGAATTGAAACGCTGTATAGCTACGGCACTAAAATCATTAGCAAAGATGTCAAAGGTAATCTGACACGGTTCTATAAAGGCTGGACGGCAACAACAGGTAGACATATTAGAAGTTTTTGCGGATTGAATAAAGCTGAATTTTTAGAAATGCCTGTTACGGGATACGGAACCTATTCGGATTATTTAACGCCTAAACAGTCATTGGAGAGCATGTTAGCACGTAGATATAAATAAAAAAGGAGGGTTCTATGAAAATTACAATCGATGTTTATGACATGAAAGAGAGGTTCAAAGCGATGAACCGAGATTATTACACCTATGAAGGATTAGAAATGCTGCTGAATTACTATGATGAAATCGACGAAAACATAGAATTTGATCCCATTGCGATTTGCTGTGATTGTACAGAGTTCGGTGAAAATGCAGCTTTTTCATTCGATGATTTAATCAATGATTACAGCTATTTATACAAGATAGAAGAGTGGTTAGAAGACAACGCTCTTGAAAGAAGTGAATTCGATCAAGATTTATATATAGAATCGTTGGTTGAACATCTTGGATATGAAACAACGGTTTTAAGCGTTCCGAACGGAAATTATATTATATTCACTTTTTAAGGGGGATAGGGATCATGAATAAATATGAATTTACAATAAACGAACGCACATTTGCACGTGTGAGTAAAGCGGTTGCAAAACAGGCGTTTGTAAACGGTTTTACTATCGCACTTTGCCCTTCTAATTTACGCCCGGGTATGCCATGGCACCCGGAAGCAATCATAAACATAGAAATGTATGGAGATGATATAGCGAACGATAAAGGCGCGGAAAACGATTTTAACAAGCTGTTAAATTCATTCGAATATTGCAATTGTGTGAACACAGAAACCGGAAAATATACAGCGTTCTTTATCGAAACAGACGATAATTATATGCATTTTTCTTTTTCAGACGGTTCTAACCCGTTTGTGTTCTATGGTAGCACATTAGAATGCATGAAAGAGTTAAAGCGCTGGGCGAAACATTTTTCAATCGAATTTCAGAAGCAGCATTATTACAAGCTTACAGAAAGAAGGTAGCAGGCATGACAGATATAGAAAAAACACTTGATTATTTCAGAAAACATGAAAACAGATTAAATAAAGAAGTTCACCGCTTTTTATGGAAGTATGCCACATGTCCGTATCAAGTAGATTTGTATTTTTACCCTGACACTAAAGAATTTTATGCATTTGTTAATCTGGGCGGAAATAGTTGGTTGGATGATAATCACATTACAATATATTCTTGTAACGGCGAGTTTTTAGAAATTGAAAAGGGCCGTTTCCGGGAATATATTAACGAAACAACAGAAATGGCAATATGTCACATATTTGACAAATTAACTGAAATTGTAGAGTGCGATAGAAAGAAGGTATTAGAATGATTAACACCTGTGATGTAAATAACATATTTTCGGAATTGGCTGGATATATCCGCATAAAAGAACAGGCTGAAGTAGAGATTAAAAGGCTGCAGGCCGATATAAAAAATTACTTACTAAATTCCGGATCTGATGAATTTATCGGATCTGAACATAAAGTTACATACAAGATTGTAGCATCCACCAGGGTAGATACTAGTAAGCTGAAAAAGTTGTATCCTGAGATAGCTCAGGAATGCAGCACAAAAAGCGAATCGAGACGGTTTGTTTTTAAGTAAGGAAGGCGATGATTGAAATGGGAATTTTTGTTATTTTGATGATACCAGTAGCTGTATTGATAAAGCTGATAAAGGAGCAAAAATAAATTTGAACCGGGAAAAATCCCGGTTCTTTTTTTTTGTCTACCGGGGGGGGCGTACGGCTTTCAGGATAGTTATAGCAAGCATGAATTTGTTTTGTGTTACATGGGTTAGTATACACATATTCACAGGCGGCCGGGCGGCAAGTGGTTATGATATGAATATAATGAAATATATTTTATTACATTAAAAACATGTCCAGCACGCACACCCCAGGGGGATATACCGCCCAGGCAGCGGCCGGGTAAGTGCTTTAAATATCCAAAAATTTCAAAAAGATCGTTTTTCTGAGCGGTTCTGAGCGGTAATGAGCGGTCTAATTTTCAGACCGCTCACCCCAGACCCCGCTTGTACCAAGGGTTTCAGAGATTTCTGAGCGGTTGAGCGGTATATTTTTAAAATAATATAATTATAAAATAGTACTATATATAGTATATAAAAATAATAATTCCAATTTTAACCGCTCAACCGCTCAGAAAAACCCACAGCCATTGAAAACACTGGGTTTGAGCGGTGAGCGGTCTTATTTTTCAGACCGCTCAGAACCGCTCATAGACCGCTCAGTGCGTTTTGTATTGTTTTAAACAACTGTTTATGGTATGATACAATCAATAAAGAAAGGAACGGGAAATATGAAAAAGTTTATTATAGTACCACTGGTTTTAGCAGTGTCTTTTGCTATAGTTGGATGCACAAGTGAAGACACCCATGTGGAAAAAAATTCTCAAAAAAATAAAAAGGCAGATGGTAAAATCGTATGGAAAGGAAAATACGCCAGTGTGCGATATTACAAGCTGTACCAGAATGAAGATGCAAAAGGTGTTTGTTATGTGAAGTGGAAAGTAACAAATACATCAAAGAAACATATCAGTATTACAACAGATCCTACACATTCTTACGCAGATGGGAACCAGGTATTGATTGCTAGTGGGATCCCGATTGAATTGGATCATGGCAAAAGCTCAACCATACCAATTTACTTTTCCGCAAGTAAAATTCCTAAGAAGGTGGAAACAAAAGTGGTTGTTATGGATGGAAATGCTAAGATATTAGAAACAAGTAAGAAGATTACATTTACAAAATAATAAAGTACATGCAAGGCGTTGTTGCGAATTATTCGCAGCTGCGTCTTTTTTTATTGGAGAAAACTTAGAATGAATTTATATCATGTCATTTATAATTCACTTGGAGACGAAATACAGCCTTATCAGGATTTATGTGATATCTGTAAGGAAGGGATAAAAAATGAGGAATCTGAGGCTGTCAGGTACATCATATCATTATCTGAAAGAATTGAAGATAAAATTAAGCAGACAGACGATGAAGATTTCATCAAAAGTCTATTTGAACTGCATAAAGAAGTGCTAAGGGTGGCCGGGTATTACCACTTTGAAAGCTATTTACTTTATGTGGAGTGGGACAGGGAGCCGTCTAAGAAGTTCTATCCCCCAAGAAGAAAGGTGCTGAAACAAGTTGTAGATGCGCTGCAGGATTTAGAAGATGATAAATTGGATCTGCTTGCGATTTCACTCCCGCCCGGATGTGGGAAAACAACGCTTGCAATTTTTTATCTGACATGGCTTGCAGGTAGGCATCCGAATAGCCCGATACTTACTGGATCACACTCTAATTCTTTCGTTCGAGGGGTATATGACGAATGTCTACGTATTCTTGATTCACAAGGGGAATATTTGTGGCACGATGTGTTTCCAGGGCTGCAGGTGTCAGGGACGAATGCAAAAGACTGTCGGATTGATATTGATAAAAGACAGAGATTTGAAACGCTGGAATTTACATCCATCGGAACCGGTAATGCCGGATTATATCGAGCCGCCACTTTGCTTTATTGTGATGATCTGGTGTCTGGTATTGAAGTAGCACTATCAAAAGAACGTCTGGACAAGCTCTGGGAGACTTATACCACTGACTTACGGCAGAGGAAAATAGGCGATAAGGTGAAAGAACTGCATATTGCTACCAGGTGGTCAGTGCATGATGTGATAGGAAGGCTGGAACAGAAATACGGGGATAGTGAAAGAGCAAGATTTATTGTAGTCCCGGCCATGGATGAAAACGATGAATCTAATTTTGATTACGCATACGGAGTAGGGTTTTCTACAAAATTCTACAGAGAACAGCGGGAAATCATGGATGATGCTTCTTGGAGAGCACTGTATATGAATCAGCCGATTGAAAGAGAAGGAACGGTATATAACGAGGACGAGCTAAGAAGATACTTTGAGCTTCCTGCAGATAAGCCAGACGCAATCATCGGAGTGTGTGATACAAAGGATAAAGGTAAAGATTATTGCTTTCTACCTGTGGGCTATGTATATGGACAGGATTATTATATAGAGGATTGTGTGTGCGATAATAATCTTCCAAATATTGTAGATGCCAGACTCGTGGAGCTTCTGAACAAGCACCATGTAAATTCCTGTAGGTTTGAGTCTAACTCAGCTGGTGGAAGGGTGGCTGAAAAGGTACAGGAAGAAATTAAGAAAAAGAACGGAATTACTCACATCACTACTAAATTCACGACAGCAAACAAAGAGACAAAGATCATCGTGAATAGTGCCTGGGTAAAAGAACATTGTTTATTTAAAGATTCATCTATGTACTCTAAGAAGTCAGATTATGGAAAAATGATGGACATGTTGTGTACTTATACGATAGTAGGAAAAAACGCACATGATGATGTTCCAGACGGTATGGCTCAGTTTGCGGAATATGCCCAGTCTCTTTCCGGAAACCATGTGGAAATTTTTGAAAGGCCCTGGTAATGTACTACATATTGTGGTGTCTTACTTGACACATACTATATATTGTGGTATTCTATAATTAGAAATCAATATTTGTGTATGCGCATGATTGCGAGATATTTCATCTTGTGGTCATGCGCTTTTTTATTGTTGAAAGGGTTGGAATTGGGAAGCCAGGGCGCAGATAAAACGAGGTTCATGTATGGAAGACGCATCATTAAAACAAGTGAGCGCGAAGTGAACGAAGGGAACGTGATTGACGTTCTATTAAAGGCGATTTCCGTACATGATATGAATCGTAGCGAAATTCAATATTTATACGATTACTACCGTGGAAATCAGCCGATTGTGAATCGTGAGAAAACGGTGAGACCGGAAATCAACAACAAAGTAGTAGTGAACCGGGCAAATGAAATCGTTTCCTTTAAGGTAGGTTATTTGTGTGGTGAGCCGATTCAGTACGTGAGTCGTAATGGTGAAGGGAATACACCTGAAGATATCGCAAAACTCAACGAGCTGATGTTTGCGGAAGATAAAGCCGCTCAGGATGAAGAAATCGTAGAGTGGCAGATGATTTGTGGCACGGCATACCGCCTGGTTCTTCCGGATGCACCCGGAGAAGAAGATGAAGCACCTTTTGAAATGTACACGCTGGATCCCAGGCAGACGTTTGTAGTTTATTCATCTGAAATCGGTAACAAACCGATGATGGGAGTTAAATACAACACAGACGATCAAGGAATTACGCATTATTCCATCTACACAGAGAATAGGTATTTTCTGGTGGAAAACGGGATAGTTGTAAAATCTCAGCCACACGCTTTGAATGTAATCCCTATTTTTGAATATCCGGCAAATAACGCTAGACTCGGATCCTTTGAAATTGTACTTCCGCTTCTGGATTCTATCAACAAAGTCACCAGTAATCGTTTAGATGGTGTAGAACAGACCGTTCAGGCTTTCTTGAAATTTATAAACTGTGAAATTGACAAAACTGAATTAGAAACATTTATGGAAATCGGCGCAATCAAGATTAAGTCGATAGACGGTCAGAACGCAGATGTAGACGTGGTGACTACTAATTTGAATCAGGATCAGACGCAGACACTGGCAGATGACATGTACAACACGGTACTAACAATCTGTGGAATGCCAAATCGAAACGGGGGTTCATCTACTTCCGACACAGGCGCGGCGGTACTTCTTAGGGACGGGTGGTCTCTGGCAGAAGCTAGGGCGAAAGATTCTGAACACATGTTCAAGCGTTCGGAAAAGAAAATGCTGAAATTAGTGCTTCGTATTTGCAGAGAGTTATCTGATATCAATCTTAATTTAAGAGACGTGGATATGAAGTTCACTCGAAGGAACTACGAAAATATTCAGACAAAATCTCAAGTATTGATTTCTATGTTACAAAACGAAAAAATTCATCCTCAGCTTGCTTTTGAAAGTTGCGGAATGTTTACAGATGCCGAAAGTGCTTATTTGCTAAGTATGAACTATTACGAGGATCGGCAGGAATCTGTGAATACAGAAGAAACTGTCAGAGAAGACGTAGAAAACGCATAGATCAGAGAAGATCACAAACACAGAAAATCAGAGAAGATTTCAAACGCAAAGGAGAACAGAAACATGCCGAAGATTGATTTGAAAATGATTGAAGGTTATGAGGACATGAGTGCTGAAGAAAAGCTTAAAGCACTCGAGAACCTAGATATCCCAGATCCTGATTATACCGGATACGTCAAAAAGGAAGTATTTGATAAAACCGCTTCCGATTTATCAGCAGCAAAGAAAGAACTGAGAGAAAAGCTCAGTGAAGAAGAAAGGAAAAGTCTGGAAGCTGACGAAAAGACAAAAGAACTGGAAGAGAAATACCAGGAACTTTTGAGGAAATCAAATATTTCAGAGAACAAGTCTAAGTTTCTTGCTCTTGGATATGAAGAAAAGCTTGCGGAACAGACAGCTACTGCAATGACTGACGGGGATCTGGAAACTGTATTTAAAAATGAACAGAAACACCTTGCTTCATTTGAAAAGAAAATCAGGGCTGAAGCATTAAAAGATACACCTTCACCAACAGGTGACGGTGTTGATGAAGTGATGACGCTTGAAAAATTCCGGAAGTTATCACCACAGGAAAGAGCTTCTTTTGCTGCAGAAAATCCGGAAGATTATAAAGCGATGTATTCAGAGGGAGATAGTTAATGGCGAATACTGTATATAGTAATTTTTATTTATCGAATGAGATTGAAGATCAGTACAAATCTCACCTGGATTTACAGAATTTCTGCAAGATTGACAATTCCCTGGTGGGAACACCGGGTATGAAACGGAAGATCAATGTATATTCTGCAACTAACGGTACTGAAAAACTAGCAGTGACTAAAGGAAATACGAAATCCATTGAAGTATCGTTCGCAGCTAAAGAATACGAGATCCTGTTAGCACAGAATAGATTTGTTTACTATGATGAACAGGCTATGCAGGATCCGATGCTTGTTCCGGTGGGTACTCAGCATATTGCTACGGATCTGTTTAATACTGTAAACGATGATATCTTTGCGGAGTTCAATAAAGCCACTCTTAAGGTTACACCTAAGGCATATGGATTCGATTGTTTTGCAGATGCAGTAGCACTACTGAATGTGGAAAATACGGATAATGCACCGGAAGCGATTCCGACATTTGCATTTGTTAATCCGTCTGACATGGCTGCAATTCGTAAAGCACTAAAAGACGAACTGAAGTACGTAGAAGCATTTGCACGTACTGGTTACGTAGGTACTGTCGCAGGTGTGAACCTTTATACTAAGAAAGACGCTACTACGGGCACTTGCATTGTAGCTACTTATGGTGCTGTAACTCTGTTCAATAAGCAGGGCGTGGAAGTAGAACAGGAAAGAGATTCTAATACTCGTGAAAATAGAATCTTCTCCAGAAAGTATTACCTTGCTGCTCTGACAGATGCTACAAAGGCTGCAAAAATTGTAATTACACCTGGTGCATAAAGATTAAGGGAGAGGTAGACAGCGTGAATGAAGAACAAAAGTTGACTATTTTAAAGTCTATGATAGACGGTTCGGATGACGATTCAGTGCTGTCTACCTATTTGTCGATAGCCGGTGAAAAAGTAATCCGTAAAGCATATCCATATAAGTCTGACGTTACAGAGGTTCCTGAAAAATATTCTTATTTGCAAATTGAAATTGCCGCTTATTTACTTAACAAAAGAGGTGCTGAAGGTGAAATATCGCACAGCGAAGGGGGAATATCCAGAAGTTATTCTTCGGCCGATGTACCAAGTGCGTACATGAATCAAATCACACCGGAAGTGGGTGTATTTGAATGAAAGCATTGAAAAGGAACCAAATGACAATCAGTTATTGTTCTTATTTGGGAGAACAAGAAGTGACGATTGAAGATGAATATGGAAACAAATTACTGACCGGAGAGAAGAAGGTATCCTATTCGGAACCGAAGAATCTTAGAGCTGTCTTATCATCTGCTACTGGAAAGCTTGAGAGGTCAATTTTTGGAACAGAAGGAAAATATTCACATGTTTTGACTGTCTATGACTCTGGCGTTGATTTGTCTGAAAATGATATCTTGTTTATTCGTAAAAAAGTGGAATTCAATGAAGATGGGGTTCCTAAGGGCGATGCCGTAGTGGCATCCGTTTCCAAAAGTTTAAATGTAACTAATTATGGTATAAACATGGTGGATGTTTCATGAAAAATGTTCAGGTTGATTTGTCTGAAGCCGGAATTCAGAAAATGATAGACGAATTGAATTCGTTTGAGAAATGGTTGAATCAGAAAGCAGATGAATTTTTAAGATATTTATCCGAATACGGATGTGAAGTCGCTCAAGCTAGTTTGAATCAGGCGATATATTCCGCAGAAGGGAACGATATCAGCCTAAGTATAGAAGCATCAAAGGACGGATATATCTTGAAAGCGGACGGCACAGATGTTTTGTTTCTCGAATTCGGAGCAGGTGTTCATTACAACGGTTCCGGAGACGAGGAACAATTCAGTACAATAGCGTCTGGGAAAGTTTATCGAATAGGGGAATACGGTAAAGGACGTGGTAAAAGGGATGCCTGGTACTATTATCCGAATGGGGATAAAAGCTTAGGAGCTGTACGCACACATGGTAATCCAGCCGGAAAACCGTTATATTCCGCAAGAAAAGCAATAAGCAGAGACGCAAATATGATAGCGAAAGGAGTGTTTAACTATCAATGATAGACATTGAGCCTTTTATTTTTACAGAAATCGCTGTCAAACTTCGTGAAAAATACCCAGGCATTTATGTTACCGGAGAATATGTAAACAAACCTGCGAGTTTTCCGACAGTGGCGATCACTGAGGAAGACAATTACATCAATCAGTCGACCGAGGATAATTCCGATATGGAAAATTGTGCGTCTCTTACTTATGATGTAAACGTTTACACCAATAAGGTGATAGGTAAAAAATCCCAGGCTAGGGAAATCTTAAAACTCATAGATAGTGAATTATATAAATTAAATTTTACTAGAATCATATTAACACCCGTACCGAATCTTAATGACACTACCATCTATCGCTTGACAGCTAGATATGTTGCCGCAAGCGATGGTAATACGATGTTTAGGAGGTAAAATATATGGCTATTTCTTCATATAAAGTGGAGCTTTTTTCGTCTGCAAACGGAGCGTCTTACACACAGCTTCTTCCGATTAAAGAGTTCCCGGATATTGGATCCGCACCTGAAGCTCTCGAAACAACTACAACGTCTGACGCAATGCAGACTCACATCGAGGGTATTATTTCTCTTGATAGCTTAGAGTTTAAAGCAAATTACGATAAAGAAACCTATAAGGATATCGCAGCTCTTAAGGGTAAAACACAGTATTTCCAGATCAGAATGGGTGATAATGGTGCGAATGGTGTGTTTAGTTTTCAGGGAACCGTATCTGCTACTGTTAGCGGGGCTTCCGTAAATGAAGTAGTTGAAATGACAGTAACTGTAGTACCTAGTACAGAAATTACATTTGCTGAAAGTGTAGGAGCGTAAGGAGAATAAATAATGAGTCAGATTAAATTAACAGATCCTTCAACAAAAGAGGAATATACTCTGGAGTTCAACAGACGTACTGTTCGAGTGATGGAACAGCAGGGTTTTAAGATCACAGAGGTTCAGGATAAGCCTATGACGATGCTTCCGGAACTGTTTGTTGGTGCGTTTGCAATGCACCATCCATTTATGAAGTCCAAAGAAATCAATGCGATTTATGACGAGATTGTAGATAAAGAAGGATTTATTGAAGCTCTTGTCAATCTTTATTCTGAACCGATCGAAGCCCTGATGGCTGAACCGGATAAGATTAAAGGAAAAAACGTAACATGGAGTCTGAACAAGTAGACACTTCAGATACTCAGCAAGGGGGAGAATATGATTTGTCTTCCCCTTTTGTCTACACAAAAATAATTGAAGATCTTTTTCCATTATATCTTTCCTATGGGATGACAGCCGAACAATATTGGGACGGATCCGCTGATTTGGTAAAATACTACAGAAAGAAAGCTGAGATTGAGCGAGACCGTCAAAACATGTTTTTATGGATGCAAGGTGCTTATATTTATGAAGCTTTATTGGACGTAGCACCTGCTTATCAGGCGTTCTCAGATGGAAAGATTGAACCGTATCGCAAAAAACCAATTCCTTTTGAAATAGACGAAAAAGAAGAGGAAGAGAGAGAACGTGAAAAAATGGAGAAGATGAAAGCAAAGATGCAAGCATTTGCGAGCCAGTTTAACGAACACTTAAAAGATGAGGGGGAACAGAATGGCTAATGCGGAATATTCACAGCTTAGTTTCAAAATATCAGCAGATAGCACATCCGCTGCTTCTTCTGTGAACGATTTAGCGAATTCGTTAAAAAATCTTAAAAGTGCCGCCGGGTCATCTACTTCTAATTTAAATAAAGTAGCAAACAATCTGCGCAGTCTGAAAGGAACTTTAAACGGTTTTAATTCAAGTAAGCTGCAGAGTGTCTCTAATGGATTATCAGCATTTTCTAAAATTGGAAAAATACAGATCAGTTCTTCACTTGCTACCAATTTACAGAAATTAGTTAATGTATGTAATAGCGTAGATGCTAATTCTATAACAAATATTAAAAATCTCGCTTCAGCATTAAACAGCTTGGGAACGAGTGGTGAAAGTTTATCCAAGATAGGGAGTGCGCTACCGGCATTACAAAATACGGTCGGAAGTGTAAATAATGCGGCATCCAAAACAAATGGTGGATTATCTCAGCTTGGTAACACAACGAGAAGTGCTACGACTGGTTTCAGAGGATTGGCTACAGCGTTGGGATCTAGCGCAGCAAGGTTTATTTCAACTGTTTTTGCGTCTCAGCAGTTAACGAATGGTATTACGAAATGTATTCAGTTGTCTAATGAATACCAGGAAGATTTAAATTTGTTCAATGTAGCTATGAACGGGGCTTCTTATCGAATCGGGGATGTTACAAAGCAGTTTAAACTGCTTGGCTTGGAATCCGAAAATGCATCGGTATCCGCCCAAGACCTTGCCCAGAAAATGTCGAATCTTATTGGTATAGATCCGGCTGCATGGATGCGCAATCAGGGTGTGTTTAATACAATCATAACAGGATTTGGAGTAGCTACGGATAAAGCACAGATCATGTCAGAACAGCTGACGCAGCTTGGATATGACATTTCTTCCTTCTACAATATCAGCGTAGACGCTGCAATGCAGAAGTTATCGTCCGGTATTTCTGGTGAATTGGAACCGTTAAGAAGGCTCGGTTATGATTTATCAGTAGCTAGGTTACAGCAGACTGCGTATAATCTAGGCATCCAACAATCGGTTCAGAATATGACACAGGCTGAAAAATCTCAGTTGAGATATTATGCAATTATGACGCAGGTCACATCAGCACATGGAGATATGGCAAGATCTATTGAAACACCTGCGAACCAGTTACGAATCTTACAAGCTGAGGTGACACAGACTGCCCGGGCGATAGGTAATATATTCATTCCTATTCTGAATGCGGTATTACCTTACCTAAACGCTTTCTTTATTGCATTGAGACAAGCTGCGGATGCAATTGCTAAGTTCTTTGGGTTCAAATTAACAAAAGTCGATTGGTCTACACAGGCTAAATCTGCTGTAAGTGCTGCGAAATCAACAAGTAATCTCAGCAATGCTGTAAAGACAGCTTCTGCAAGCACAAAGAAGGCTACAAGTACGGCCAATAAGGTCTCTACGGCAACAAAAAAAGCTGGAAAATCAGCGGAATCCGCTTCTAAGAGTTATAAAAAACTGCAGAGACAGTTGCAGGGATTCGATAAAATCAATAATTTAACACTTTCCGCAAATGCTAAAAGTAAGAGCTCTTCCGGGACTGGCAGTGCAAAATCACCTTCATCTGGAGCAGGTGTAGGCGGTGGAGGCGGTGTTTCAGTTCCTGGATCTGGTGGAGATCTCGGTATAGATTTACCTACTTATGATTTCTTGGATAAGTACACAAAAGGAAAAGCGGATAAGATACTTGGAAAGCTGAAAACTTTCTTGACAACGTTAATGATGATTATATCACCATTCTTATTCGCATTAGGTGTAGTTCTTGTCATGAGCGGTCATATTCCATTGGGTATAGGCTTAATGGTTGCCGGTGCAGTAGGTATAGCAACAGCTGTTGGATTGACAGACACTATGACACCTAAGATGAAATCTTGGTTGGCAGTTTTGATGGGTATTTGTGGTGGAGCTATGGTAGCTCTGGGTGTTATCTTGGTGATGGCCGGTCAACTCCCGTTTGGTATCGGTTTGATAGCAGCCGGTGCTTTTGAAATCGTAGCATCTGTGAAACTTAATACGGGTTCTGGGAAAAATAAAGTAAAAGCTGTATTGCAGGCTATATCTGGTATCGCTGGTGGATTTTTATTAGCTCTCGGATGCTTATTGATTTTAACAGGTGCGGGAATCCCTATAGGTATTGCTTGTATCGCTGCCGGAATCGTAGGAATAGTATCTGCTGCAGGTATGGATCCGAATGGCCTTCCAAAAAAGGTTAAGAAAGTAATGGGCATTATAGCCTCTATTGCGAGCCTTGCTTTATTAGCACTTGGATGCGTTCTTTTATTGACCGTTGTAGGAATTCCTGTAGGTATTGCTTGTATTATAGCGGGTATAGGTGCTAGATTTGCCGCCAGAAAATTAAACGGAGATGCTGAATTAGTCAAACTTGTAAACAAGCTAATTAGTAAATTGTCTAAGTTTGGTAGCAAGATATTTAAGACAGCATTAGGTCTCGGTAAGAAGATAGTAAAAGGTGTAGTTTCTGGAATTAAAGGAATAGGCGGTAAGATTAAAGATAAGTTTTCATCAGCCTGGAAGAGTGTAAAGACTATCTGGAACGAATCTAAAGTCGGTAAAACTTTTAAAAAAGTCACCGGAAAGATTGGTAAAGTCTTCGGAATGATGAAAAAGCCAACAGCAAAACAGTTTGGGGTCGCTTGGGATGTAGCAAAGAAAGCTTTTTCCAAAACAAAGGTAGGGAAATTCTTTGCCGGACTGGTTGGAAGTGATAAAGACAGCGATTCCAGTGGAAGTATTATGGGGGCTTTTTCAAAGTTAAAGGACGGAAAAAAAGGATTACAAGCTGTCATGAGTACGGCATGGGAAGCCGCAAAAGGTGTGTTTAGCGGGAAGTCATTAACAGAATCCATCACAGATGCTTTGAATTATGCCAATAAAAATATACCTGGAGCTAAAGTCGTTTTAGAGGTTGTCGGAGATAAACTGCAGGAATGGAAAGATAAATGGGATGATTTCAAAGATGGCACAGCTACAAAAGTTCTTGATGTGAAAAAGGGATTTTGGAATGGAGTCGATGATTTCAAGAATCTCGTTGGAAGCACTGTTAGCAAAATTTTAACTACTGTAAAAGGCAAATGGGACGGTTTTGTACAGTTTGTAGGAATAGCCGGTGGAGTGGTTAAGAAAACGCTCAAAACGGCATTGACGGGTGTTAAAACCAGAACATTAAAAGCTTATCGTAAAGTTTGGGAATCTATTAAAAATAAGAGGAAAACTTTGAAAACAAAACTTTCAGGTGTGAAAGAAAAAGCTTTGATAAGTTTACGAAAAGCGTGGAATGCTATAAAAACAAAATCCGCATTACTTACAGCTAGGTACTGGGCAGACTTCTCTAACAAAGCGTTGACGAAAGTGGCAAACGCATGGGGGGCAATTAGAAGTAAAACGGTAAAATTGGCAGTTTCTTTTAAAGAAAACATCGGAAAAGGGTGGAACTGGATTGTAAGTCACATCTTCGGAAAAGCCATGGGTGGTATTTTACGTGGTAACGGGTGGCATCCAATTCAGCAATACGCAGCTGGCGGTTTACCACCTTCCGGTCAGTTATTCGTAGCACGGGAAGCTGGCCCGGAAATGGTAGGTCGTATTGGTGGCCATACGGCTGTTATGAACAACGATCAGATTGTAGCATCCGTTTCAGCAGGTGTAGCAAATGCTAATGCTGAGCAGAATGCGTTGCTTCGTCAAATGATTTCAGCACTTTACCGAATGATGAATCAGTCAAATGGTGACATCGTTCTGAAAGTCAATGAGACTGAATTAGGACGTGCATCCGCACGTGGTATAAACAAAGCTCAGAGACAGAGCGGATCCATTATTTTAGAAATTTAATATACAGTAGGGTACATCTTAGTACCCTACTTATTTAAGGGAGAGTTATGTTCAAAGTAACGACGAATAGCGGCACTGGAACAACATATACGTTTTTTGAGCAGGCTTACCAGATCACGTATGCCGATCAGGACGTAGAATCTGGAAGAAACCCATTGACAGGCGAAATGAAACGAAATTATGTAAACTGCAAGAAAACATTGGAAATAACCATGCCACCAATGACTAATGCACAAATGCATAGTTTTTTGAATGCGATTTCTCCGTCCGGTTCAAACGTATGGCAGGACAAAGATTCAGACGGTAATCCGGATAATGTAAATGGAACGGTTAAAAATCTGTACATGGAAATTAACTTCTTAGACCCTAGAGATGCGAAAGCTACGGACACAGAAACAGCCAGTTACAAAGGGGTAACTACCACTTTTAAATATCGTTCGGAAGGTATTTTTTACGTCGGAGACCGTACTCCGTCTTTGTATTCCGATAAAAAAGAGTTATGGAGTTCCTTTTCTGTAGAATTTGTGGAGAAATAAATGAGAAATGTCAGTGCTGCTTATAAAGCTGCTATTACAAATCCTGAATATACTAAACGAGGTTACTACGTGGTTGGGGATAAAACCTATTATCCTAACACATTTACATCGTTATCTGTAACATATCCGTTTAACGAAACTTTCACGATCGGCTCATTTGAAGCCTCGTCTGTCGAGATAGAAGTTCTTAATACTGAGATCACAGCCTCTTATTCTGAACAGACAATCGTACCCTATCTTGGTACTTATACATCGGAAGAAAAATGGGAATACCTAAAAATGGGAGTGTTCAAAGTTCCACCAAACGGTATTAGCAAAACTGGATCTTATACAAAAATCACTGGCTATGACGCTGCTTATTACATGACGAAAGATTACTCATATCTTTTATCTGAAAAAGGAAACGCAACGTTAGATGTAGTAATCTCAGATATAGCATCATCGGCAGGGATAGAAGTTAGCGAAATGCCTTCAGCGGCTTCAAGTATCGTTCTCATCACAGATATAACAGGCACACAGCAAGAAGCGGTTCAACAGATGGCACTGCTTTTAGGATGCAATGCGAGGATTGATTCGGACGGAAAGCTTGCGTTTTATAAGCCTGATTTTTCGAATCCGAAATTAACTTGTGATTTTTCACAAGCGGAAGAGTCAGGGTTTGTGTTAAACGGTGAGGGATTGTGCTTAGTCGATGGGGTTAAAGTGAACGTGAGCACACAGGGTAATGATGAATCTGAAGATTCAGAAGCAACTGAATATGTGTTTACATCAGGAAATTGCACAGGAACCGTACTAGAGGTCGAAAACAGTAATTTATACTCACAAACTATGGTAGACGCTTTTGCGCATCGCATCGGTGTTGATGTGGGGGTTAAATACTGGGGATATTCGTTATCATTGATAGACGGTCGACCGGAACTGGAACCGGGTGATGTAATCTCTTACACAGATAGCAGAGGTAAAACGTACCCCCTTGGCGCATTTAATTTGACGCATACTTACGACGGTGGTATAAAGACAACTCTGACAGCTTCTGCTTATGATTCAATCAAGTCGGAATCTATAAGCAACACCGCCCCTGGTGGAATCAGCAAGCAATTGTCAGATACTACAGCCATAGCGCAATCGTCACTAAGATTGGAAATACATGTGACTGGTAATACGTATAAAGCTGTAGTATATCGAGGCGATGGGGATGTTACTAGTGAGTTTAAAACAAATCAATTTCAGTGGTTCTTGAAAAATGAGAATGCGACAACAGACAAGGGGACTGGATATTCTGTAGAAATCAATACGGATTCTGCCGGATATGGTTCTGTAGTTCGATGTGAATTCACATATTGACAGGTGGTGATGTTATGAAATTATCAGCCGAAGTAGCTATTTATAAAAAGAACGCAGTGCAGGATGCGGTGGACGATGCTAGTACAAAAGCTACACATTACCTGAAATATGACACTACAACTGGAAAGTTAATCATAGCAGGTGATGTTGAGAAAGCATCTGAACAGACTAGCATAGAAATAGATCCAGATTCCGAAGATCCGTGTGTTAAGATTAAAATCGGTGAAAATATTTACGCAAAATATGGAACCGTAACTATCATCGGAGACAGTGAAAATGGAAAAGATTACATAACGATAGGAAGTAATGAAATATCTTTCACACAAAAAGAACAGAAGGTATTCGATGTTAGTACAGAGGATACGGAAGCTTATGAAACAGATTATGCTTATGTTCAGGTGGAAGCAAATAAAAGTTATTCGTTTGATTGGTATAAATCAGGGGCGATTACGGTAGAACTTTATAAAACAAATCAAATAATTGGAGTGACCCCGACTTATACTATAAATTGGGCAGAAAATGATACGAACGAGAAATCGTATGATACGCACTTCACATTCACACGAACAGAAACGGAAACAGATAATGGCGCAGAATACAGTTACAAATTTACAAACTTGGAGTCTACCTATTATTATCTTAAAATTAAATTGTATCGTGAAACCGGAAAATCACCTCATTATAGTTTTGGATTAAGAAAGCTGAGCGAGGGTGCTAAAAAAGGTGCGTATTCCACTGTGATAGGTGTGGATAATTCAGCTGAAGGTACGGCCAGCGTTTCTGTAGGGCAAGACAACGAAGCTAAGTCACATCGTTCCATTGCTGTCGGTAGATGGAATACAGTGAATTCACAAGACAGCGTTGCTATAGGAACAGGTTTGAATGTTTCCGGAATGCAAAGTGTCGTTTTGGGACGATATAACAAAGACGATACTAACGACCTCTATTCGTTTATCATAGGAAATGGTTCTGAAAATGGTTCTAGGCATAATGCAGTAGAGATTGAGCCTGGTGGGGATACTGACTATGGTAACACATATCTGAATGACGAAGTGTTTTTTACTAGGAAAGCGCATTTGCAATATAAATATTTGTGGTCTGGTGCATTGTACATGACAGCAAATCATATCATAAATTTAAGCGAGCCAATATCGGAACAAAATATAGGTATAGTTTTAATTTGGTCTGAATATAAAAATAACGCTCCGTCTAATTCGCAGCTATCATATTTCTTTGTACCTAAAGTAGTTGGCACGGATACTTGGTTGAATGGAAAAGGGGTTAACTGTAGTTCGTTATCTCCATTTTCAAGCAACACGATGCGAAAATACGTGTATGTGTCAGACACTCAAATAATTGGGCACGTAAATAACGATAATACATCATACGCTGATAATAAAAACTATGTCTTACGTGCAGTGATAGGAGTTTAATATGTATTTCTTAATTGTAGTTCAAACAACAAAAACAGGTGAAGTTGCTCAAGCTATTTTTAAGTACGATGATATTTATAAAGCCGAATCAGCTTATCATGGGGAGTTATCAGCGGCTTGCATTTCAGACACTTTAACAGAAGATTTGTGTATTCTTATGGACGAAGAAGGACAAATATACCAGCAACGAAAAATCACAAAATCATAGAGGTGAATATGAACGAACCTATAGTTTTTACACCGGAACAAATTTACCAGGTTATTTTAGCTATAGCAGGATTGATAATCTCCTGTGCGGGTGCCGCAGGTATAATCGCAAAGATTATAAAATGGTTCCGAAAACCAGTAGACATACGCAAAGAAATAGTGGAATCCCATGAAAAGAGGTTGGATAGCCATGATGAAGCTCTGAAAGAAATCAGGCAGTACCTGGATAACGACAAACACAGATTAGATCAACTGGAAGAAGGGAACCGTATCACACAGCAATCCCTTCTCGCAATTATGTCATATCTGCTCAGTGGTGAAAAAGACGCTGATGCATTGAAATCAGCGAAAGAAGAACTTGAAAAATATTTAGTAAGAAAGTAGAGGTAGAAAAATGAGTTTAGATGGATTTAATGTAGCAACAGTAGTAGCAATCGTAGTGATTTGTTATCTGGTGGGTATTATCTGTAAAAACACAATCAGAATAGAGGATAAAGTAATTCCGGTAGTAATGGGAATCTGCGGAGCGGTTCTTGGTGTGGTTGGCTTTTACGCAATGCCGGATTTCCCTGCTGCAGATATCTTAAATGCAATTGCTGTCGGTATTGTTTCCGGATTATCGGCAACTGGAGTTAACCAGATTTACAAGCAGGCCACTAAAGAAGAATCCGTGGAGTCTGCTGAAGTAGATCAGGATGAAGCAGAGAAAGCAGAGGGTTAATATGGCGAAATACGCAAGTAAAGTAATCAATGTTGCAAAATCTGATATCGGTTATGAAGAAAAGAAATCGAATAAAAGTTTGAATAGTAAACATGCTAATGCTGGATCCAATAACTATACAAAGTATGGAGCATGGATGAATATGAACGGTGTTTACTGGTGCGCTCAGGCGATTTCTTACTGGTTTTATAAAGCATATGGTAATTCTGGTGCAAAAGATCTTCTGTTAGGATCACCTTCCGCATCCTGCGAAGTGATTCGGCAGAGGTTTGTAAAAGAAAAGAGATATTCTGATAAGCCGAAAAAAGGATCTCTTATTTTTTTCAAAGGATCACGTCATAGTGGAGCAAATCATATTGGAATTGTAATTCATGTATCCGATAATACAGTAACTACAGTGGAAGGTAACACTTCCAGCGATTCTTATAATGATAATGGTGGATGTGTAGCGAGTCATGTTTATGCGAGAAGTAATTCCAGAATTTTAGGATACGGCGCGCCAAAATATGATTCTGAATCTGCGGTGAATACAAAATCTTCTGTTTCGACAGTAACTGCTAGAATTAACGCAAAGTCCGGGCTGCGTTTACGAGCTGAGGCTTCGCTTAAATCAAAAATCATACTTGTGATTCCTTATAGTCAGAAAGTAGAAGTGTTGAAAAAAGGTTCCACATGGTGTAAAGTAAGATATAAAAAAAAGACCGGATATGTTGCCAGGAAGTATTTGAAATTTTAATACGCACCCGTGTGTGCACCCCATAGGTGAAAAGCTTGACAATAAGCCAATTGATACATGACTTTTAATCAAGTTGTCCGGGGTTCGAATCCCCGATGCCTCATTGCTTTGGAAAGTCCCTGAACATCAGCAGTTATGCGGTGTTCAGGGACTTTTATTTCCTATAATCAGAAAATATGTTTTAGTTCTACATGTACAAAATCAGACATTTTTAGACATTTTCGTGTGCACCCGGCTATGCACCCATCACTCATTTCCTGATAGCAACAAGGCTGCGTCTTTCAGGAAGGATGTGTCCACATGTGTATAAATGTCGGCTGTCATGGAAATACTAGCATGCCCCATCAAGCGTTGCGCTGTTCTGATGTCGATGCCTTTTTTAGCAAGGTCGGTACAATAAGTATGTCTGAGACAATACGGTACAAAATCGTCTGCTAAAGGATAAGGCGGTATCAGTTGGTTCCGGTAAGTCTTGCACCCCATTGATAAATTTAACTGCCTACGAAGAGAGGATGCTAGCCTATTATACCCCGTGGTGCTGAAGGCTCTACCGCACTCATTTACGGCTATTTCTCTAAAGGGTGGAGTATCTTTCACTCGATTGTATAAAACGTCAGGAATCGGCACATAACGGTCTGAATTGACGGTCTTAGTGCCTCTGATATGTAATACACGCACACCTTCTCTTACTTCTATATCTTTTCCAATACAGTTTCTGGCCTCGGCCGGTCTGCATCCGCAATATAACATGAGTAAAAAGAGAATAAAGTGGTCATCTTCGCATACTTCAAGCAGATGCTTGCGTTCGGTGTCTGTGATAGAACGTCTGGAACGTTTTATGCTTGAGGGCATTTGTAAAAATTCAGTTGGATCCTGAATGATTAACTGATTATGTCTCGCCGTCCTAAAGTAGAATTTCAGTTCCTGGAACAGTTTATTAACCTGACTAAAAGACATACCTTCACAAGAGTTTAACACGTTCTGGCATTGTACTGGCTTTACAGACGATATTTTCATATTACCTATGACCGGATTGATGTACTTCTTTAATCTGCTGTACATGGCGGAAATCACCTGCTCAGAGGCATTATGCTTATATGTTTTAATAGATTCTTCTGCCCATTGACTCACGGTGGTGTTCTTTGATAGTTCTACTTTCCCGTCTTCCAGATCCCGTAGCATGTTAGCTTTTTTAGAATACAGTTCTTCTAAAGAATCAGCATTTACATAATAACGCTTTCCATCATATAAAAAACTTGTTCGATGTTTATATTTTTTCATGATTTACTCAATAAATACTCCGAATATCTAATCATTTCTAATAACTGTTCATCGTCCATTTCTCGAATGTTATCTAATAAGGTGAAAAAGCAACTTTTTGAATTTTCACTCGAAGTAGTTTTGTTGTCGCACTTTTTGTTCTCGAAAAAATTATTAGTAGTGGATGAATGAAAAGAGTTCTCGTTAGAATCCCCGTAGTTGTTTAATATGTTACTGTTAGATATGGTACTGTCTGAAGTTTCAAAGAAACTAAGTGGAGATATGTCTAATGCTTTTGCTAAGTTTTCAATACTATCTCTACGCATATTTGTAATTTCACCAGTTTCCCATTTCCTTACGGTTGATTTACCAACACCAATTATGTTCCCAAGTTCTTCCAATGTGTAACCTTTTTCTTCTCTTAATTTTCTTATTTTATCCCCTATATTCATGTTTTCACTTCCTTTCTTCGAAATATGTACGCACTCATTATAATATAAACCTGTCAAAAATGCTACTATAGTGTCATATTCGACAGAAAACTGTCATTTTTGACAGGAAAGTTGTTGACATACTAAAAGACACATGATAAAGTAATAGTGTCCTGAAAGACACGAAAAGAGGTGATAATAATATGGACAGATTCAAATTGGAGTACTATATAAAGTCCCGGGGACATACGTTTGAAGATCTCTGCGATGAATGCAAATTCAGTGAAAGCGCATTTTATCGCAAACTGAAAGGATCATCCGAGTTCACACAGGGGGAGATTCAAAAGATAGTAGATGCATTGCATCTAACGGGAGAAGAGGTTTTAGAAACCTTTTATCCCAAAATTTTTTACTCAAAAAGTGTCTTAAAAGACACAGAAAGGAAATAACAATGATAGAAACGGTAGTATCTGAAAAATACGATCTCCGTATGCAGGATGAAGGATGGAAAGATTATCTTCCTTCTTTCATGTGTTATGACAGGGTGGTCGAATGATAAAAAAGAAAGATCTAGAAAACGAATTAAAAAAGTATTCGAAAAATTCATGCTTTATATCCGCTTCTGAAGTGGGCAGATTTGTTGGAGACTCGAATACATATCGAGTCAGATCTACATATCTGTCAAATTTAGGCAGATTAAACGGCACTCTGTACTTCATACCAGAAGTGGCAGAGGAATTCTTAAAGAGGATGAAATGATGCAGAAACGGACAATAGCACTGATAATTTGCATACTGTTCACATTTATTATGGCCTGCTTAGTGGATAGCAAGTCGATAGTTCCTACGATTTTAACAGGGGTAGGAGTTATATGCTGCTGGATAGTAGTAATGCTTCCTGAAAATGAGGATGATTATGAGTAATAAAAGTACTGGTAACCATTTTGAAAAAGAGTTATGCGAACTACTTTTCAATAATGGATTTTGGGTACTAAATGTTACTCAAAACTCTGCAGGTCAGCCAGCCGATGTTATAGCTGTAAAAGACGGTAAAGCTTATCTGATTGACTGTAAAATATGTTCCGGAAAAAAATTTCAGATTAGAAGAATTGAAGAAAATCAAGATCTTTCAATGAAATTATGGAATGAATCTGGAAACGGATTAGGATTATTCGCTATTAAAATCAATAAAAATGTCTATATGGTAGATATCGAATCGTTGAAAAAATACAAGCAAATGGATGAAGATCTACTTAAAAATGTAGGAAAGAAGGTGAATGATTGGATTGAAAGCTGTAATAAGTAATGATATCCGTATTAGAGATATTCCTACTTCTCTGAAGAATGAATTAGAACACATGTTGACATTTCCAAACCCAGAATATCAAAAGAAATCCCGGATGGGATTTTACACAGGTAATACCCCAAAGAAGATCCTGTTATATGAAAGAGAAGATGACGAACTGATTCTTCCTTACGGAATGATGGATCATCTGCCAGAAGGAATGTATGATTTCAGAGATAATGAAGAAGTGGATTATGAAACTAATATCCCGCTTCGAGATTATCAGCAGAAAGCACTTAACAATCTGCTGATTAAAGGTCATGGAATACTTCAGGCACCGGCAGGAAGCGGCAAAACAAGGACAGCTATAGCACTTATTACTAAATGGAAGTGCAAAACATTGTGGATATGCCATACAAAGGATCTGGTGATCCAGGCTAAGAGAGCTGCTGAGGAATTTATAGATCCATCTTTGACGGGAACAATTATGGAAGGGAAAGTTGACATATCGAGAGGAATCACATTCGCTACGATTCAAACCGCTGCGAATATGGATCTCATAAAGCATCGCTATGATTGGGATTTAATCATAGTAGATGAATGTCATAGAGTCTCTGGATCACCTACAATGTTGACTCGGTATCAAAAAGTACTTAATAATTTGTCGGCTAGGCATAAATACGGGTTATCGGCAACAGTTCATCGGGCAGATGGCTTGGAAAAATGTATCTTCGCTCTCATAGGGAATGTGGCTTGCGTAATACCAGAAGAGGCCGTTGCAGATAATATCATGAAAGTCGGTATTCTTCCAGTGGGAACCGGAACTCAAATCAGCAGAGAAGTTTTAAACACGGATGGAACACTAAATTACACAAAGTTAATAAATTACCTAGTGAAAGTTCCTGATAGAAACGGGATGATTCTACAAGAATTGAAAAACAGGAGAGGTCATTCTTGCTTGATTCTTTCAGACAGAGTTCGCCATTTAGAAAAAATGATAAGCATGCTTCCGGAAGATATGAAAAAGGACGCAGCTTTAATAACTGGAAAAATGACAAGTAAGAAAGGTAAAGCACAGAGAGAGCAAGCGATTGAAGATATGAGATCCGGTAAAAAGAAATATCTATTTGCCAGTTATTCTCTGGCAAAAGAGGGTCTTGATATCCCTAGGTTAGATTCTTTATTTTTAACTACACCCGTAAAAGATTATGCGGTGGTAACTCAGAGCATCGGTAGAATTGCCCGGGTTTTTCCAGAAAAAGAGAATCCTGTGTGTTATGACTTCGTGGATGATATTGGTTATTGCGTCAGAGCTTATAAAAAGAGATGCGCGACATATCGGAAGAACGCCTGCTTGTTTTTAGATTAGAGGCAATATTGAAGGAGCTATTATGCGATTAGTAACATACGATATTGAATGCACTGCGTATAACTGGTTAGTTGTATTCAAAGATAAAAAATCAGGTAAATACACATGTGTCTGGGACGATGCAGATCTTCTTAGAGAGTGCATAAACGATGATAGTATTTATGTTGGATTTAACAGCAAATACTACGATCAATACATGATTAAAGGTATGGTGGCGGGATTCGAACATAAAGAACTGAAAGCTTTAAACGATTACATTATAGAAGGGAATCAAGGCTGGATGTATCCGGGGTTGAAAGATATTTATTTCAGATTCAATAACGTGGATATTCGAGATGATACTCAGCAGGGATTGTCTTTGAAAGCTATTGAAGGGCATCTGGGATTGGATATCAGAGAAAGCACGGTTTCATTTGATATCGACAGACCGCTGACAGCGGATGAAAAAAAAGAAATGGAATTTTACTGCAAGCATGATGTAGACGCTACGGAGCACCTGATAGATGTTAGAGCTGATTACCTTAAAAATAAAATAAACCTTGGTAAATTAGCAGGATTAGACGAAGTGAGAGCATTGCAAATGACAAACGCAAAGCTTACAGCAGCCATGCTGAAAGCAAAAATGAAAGAACACTCTGACGAAAGAGGATATGTCTATCCTGAAAATTTGAAAAAAGAATTTATTCAGCCGGAAGTATTTGATTATTTCAATCGTATGTACGACAAAAGCTTATCGGATGATGAGGTTTATAAAAACAAACTAGAAATAGCATTAGGGGAATGCTCTATAACTATTGGTTACGGCGGGATCCATGGTGCTATAGCTAACTACATTTGGAGAGAATCATGAGAATAATACGAAATTATGACGTTGGTTCATATTACCCACATCTCATGACAATAAATGGATATACTTCCAGGAATATTCCTTCCCCGAAAACATATGAAGATGTTCTGGAACGCAGGATGAAAGCTAAGGCTGAAGGTGATACGCGCACCGCTAATGCTCTAAAACTAGTGTGTAATACTACCTATGGAGCGATGCTTAACAGATATAACGATCTACACGATCCTTTGATGGGTAGGTCTGTATGCATTTCTGGGCAGCTGTATTTATTAGAACTTTCAAATCATTTATATAGAGCCATTCCTGAGTTAAAAATCATACAGTTAAATACCGATGGCATCATGATTGAATTTGATGATTCTCAATATGAGAAAGTGAAGGAAATTACTGATGAATGGCAAAATAGAACCGGTTTCGAATTGGAAGAGGACAAAATAACAGCAATCGCTCAGAAGGATGTAAATAACTATATTGAAGTACAAGAAGGAGGCAAGTCTAAAGCAAAAGGTGGTTATCTTGTGAAAGGTATAGCTAAAGCCGGTGCGTTTAATGTTAATAATACAGCCTGCATCGTAGCGGAAGCCATACAAGAATTCTTTTTGCATGACACACCTGTTGAAGAAACGATAAATCATTGTGAGGATATCTTCAAATTTCAAATTATAGCAAAAGCGGGATCCAAATATAAAGAAGTATATCACCTGGTGAATGACGAAAAAATATCTGTACAGAAAGTAAACCGTGTTTATTCATCAAAAGATCCGGCCTTAGGGAAGTTATATAAAGTGAAGGCAGCAGATGGTCAGATAGCAAAAATCGAATCTTTACCGGAGCACTGTATTATCGACAATGATAATCATTTAACTATTCAGGATATAGATAAATCCTTTTACATAGATTTAGCGAAGAAACGAGTGAATGATTTCTTAGGAATCAAAGTTGAAAAGAAAGGAAGAAAAATGCCAGCAAAAACTACTACCAACATGAATGTATATCAGAAGCTCATTAAAGCCCGGGAAATGTTCCTTAATTCCTATGTGAAGCAGAGCGGAAAGAACATGAATCTTTCATATAAATATTTTGAGCTGAGTGATATTGTCCCGGAAGTTACAAAAATTTTTAATGAATTGGGTCTTATCGCAATTAACGAATTTGATAACGTACAGGCTAGAGTAATCGTTGTTAATACAGATGCCAATGAAGAAACAATCGTCTTTACTGCTCCATTCAATCAGATTGAGCCAATTATGAGTAATTCTGGTAAGCAAGTTACTAATAACATGCAGGCATTAGGAAGTTCCATTACCTATATGAGAAGATACATGTACCAGATTGTAATGGACATTTGCGTGAATGACGAAATTGAGCTAACAATCAATGAAGAAACCAATAAACAGGAATCAGGGAAAACGAAACCTGCTACTGCGAAAGAGAGGAGTCAAGTGAAAGAAAATCTCACAGATATAGACGGTAAAGCTAGTGATTTACAGATCAAAGGTCTGAAAAACGTTCTGAAAAAACTGAAAGCTAAAGATGAATCAAACGATGAATTCATTGCCGAAATTGCAGTAAATACAAAATCGTTTACAGAAATCACAAAGTCCGATTGTGAGAAGCTGATTCAGAAAGTCAATAAGATGTTGGATGAAAAATAATTTTAGGAGAAAGTGCCTTATGAAAGAAATTAAATGGGTTGAAAATCACATCGAAGTGAAACCGCCAAGAAGAACAAAAAAAGTGACCGGAACAAGATTTGCTTCCATTCTTGGCCTGAATAAATGGTCTACACCGTTTGAAATGTGGTGCGCTATAACAAAAACATATGAGAAACCATTTGAAGATACTATTTACACCATTGCTGGAAAAACCATTGAGCCGAAGCAAGCTGAATATCTGCGAGATTCTTATGGGTTAGATTTAATCAGTCCAACGGATGAATTTGGAGAAGATTATTTTCATTCCACTCATGGTGATTTCTTTCATGACAGTGAACATTTTGGTGGAATGTGGGATTATCTTGGAGTAGATGAAAGTGGAGATGTAGATACCGTCTACGAGATGAAAACAACAAAACGTATTGAAGACTGGAAGAATGATATTCCAGAATACTATGCACTGCAGGCTGCATTATACGCTTATCTTCTTGGAGTAGACAATGTGGTAATGGTCACATCGTTTCTGAGTCCTGAAGATTATGATAATCCTGACACATATGTACCAAGTGTTAAAAACACCATCACAAAGAGTTTTAAAGTATCAGAAAGATATCCAGATTTCGAACAGAAAATATGGGAAGTGGAAGTCTGGTGGGACACTTATGTTAAAACTGGAATTTCCCCAGATTACGATGAAAAGAAAGATGCTGAAATCCTTGCAGCACTGCGAACTAATGTATTAACACCAGAAACAGATATCAAAGCTTTAATCTCCGAAGCAGAAGATTTGAAAAAAGAGATAGATGAAGTGACGGCTTCTGTATCTGATAAAGAAAAGAGATTAAAGACAGTAAGTGACATTATTAAAAAATACGCAATCGGCCAGTTTAACGAGGGGGACGATAAGGTGGAGCTGAAAGGATATTCTTATTGTTTTACAGTATCCCGGTCGGAAAGAAAGGATATTGATAAAGAAGCATTAAAAGCAGATGGGCTATATGAAAAATACATGAAGAAATCAGAATCATATCGGATGAATATTAAATGAAAGGAAATTCAGAATGGACAGTAAAGAAATTTTTAATTTATTAAACGAATTGAAGAGAAGCAGTGAGATAAAAAAGACATTTTCCGACAATGCCGCGGTAGAACTTTATAAGTTATATCAGTCGTTTATCAATGCGGGGTTCGAAGAGAAAAAAGCTTTGGAGTTTTTCTGACTTTAGTAAATAGAACGTTAAAATATATGTAAGGAGAAGAGAAAATGAGCAGAATTCCTATGAGAAGCGGATTTACAATTATTCCGGAAGGAACGTATGTGTTCCGAATTTATGATGTAGAACAGGACGATGATTTTGGAAAAGTTCTGGTAAAAATGGTTAACGCTGATGGCTTAACTCACACAGAACGTTTTAGCCTTAAAAACAAAGATGATGAATGGAACGAAGGCGCCTTGAATGCCTTTTCCTATTTTGCTAAAACAGCCATGAATGATTTCACTATGGAAGATATTGATCCTTCTGAAATGGTGGATCATTACATTGAAGCTGAAGTATTACATACTACTGTACCTTCCAGAAATAATCCGGATAAAACAGTTACATTTGTAAATCTCGGTGACAAATCTACAGCTGAAGGATTTGATAAAGAAGCTTGCGACAGAGCTAAAAACCTTGGTAAAAAACCAAAAGCATCTGATTTAGATCTGGATTCTTTATTAGACTGATATTAACTCCGGGTGGTCTAACTAGGTCACCCGGTATGAAAGGGCGATATGATGAAAGATAATGTGAACCATCCGAGTCATTACAAAACCGGTAAATATGAATGTATTAACGTGATGGAAGAGGTTTTCGGAAAGGAAGCGGTGATGAATTTTTGCATTTGTAATGTATTTAAGTATTTCTATAGGTCGAGTAGAAAAAACGGAATTGAGGATTTAAGGAAAGCTCAGAATTATTTGAATAAGTATTTTGAGATTCAGGAAGGATTAAAAAATGACAGCGAATGAATATCAGAAAGCAGCATTACGAACTGTAAATAATCACTTAAATGATACAGAACTGCTCATGAATGGAGTCATGGGATTGTGTGGAGAATCTGGAGAGTGTGCTGATATTATCAAAAAGCATATGTTCCAGGGACACATTTTAGATATAGATGCATTTGAAAAAGAACTCGGAGATGTTGCATGGTATTTAGCAATCACAGCTAAGAGCATAGGATGTGACTTGGACGATATCTTTCAGAGGAATATCGAAAAATTAAAAGCAAGATATCCAGAAGGATTTAACGCTGATAAAAGCGTACATCGCAAGGCAGGTGATATTTAATGAGAAATAAGTATTATACCAGTTATATCAATCATTGCCTTAGATATTACGCTAGGTACGACGGTAACGCATTTAAGAGTGAATCAGATGTAAAAAACTGGGATGCGTGTAGGAAAGTAATGGAAGAATTACCGGATACGGATAGAAATCTAATTCTCGATGTTTATTCCAGGAGAGATACATTAAGTGACAATGTTTATGAAGTGTCTTTACTTTATGGCATCAATCAGAATTATCTATGGAGAAAATTATCAGAAGTGCAAGCATCTATTGCTAAAGAACGAGGGTTGGTATGAATTATGAGAGGATCCCGTATGAATTAAAAAAACTCAATCGGTGGGTATGCGCTTACGCTGATGATAAAACACCCATGTGTGCCTTTGAAAATAAACCGGCATCCAGTACGAATGTTTCAACATGGGGGTCTTTTAATACTTCTGTAGAAGCAGTCGAATGTGGGGCATATGATGATATAGGATTTGTTTTCAATGAAAACGATGGCTATGTTGGGGTAGATATTGACGATGGCTATACCGAAGAAGGGTTTATCAGTGAATTGGCAGCAGACGTGATAGCATCCTGTCAAAGTTATACAGAAAAATCCAGAAGTGGTAGAGGGTTTCATATCATACTTAGAGGACATATTCCATTTAAAGGGAAAAACAATCTATCGGGGTTGGAAATATACAAATCATCCAGGTATTTCATTATGACAGGAAAAACCATCTTGTTTAATACTATAATCAATAATCAAACTGCAATAGATTATATCGTTGATAAATATTTTCAATGTGACGTGAGACAGTCTGCAAAACATGTTTCGAGTTCTAATAAGATTTATAAACCGGATTGGTCTGATCCTGTGAGAGAACATCGTCTCCGATTGAAACCCGATTATCCAAACATACATAGTGGGAGCAGGAATCTAAGCCTGGCATCGTTAGCAGGATCTATGCATTCCCTAGGCTATTCAAGAGAACAAATTTTTAAAGAATTATGTTTTGTAAATAAAAGTAAATGTTCCCCACCTTTACAAGAATCAGAGATTCGAAATATTTGTAAAAGCATTACGAGGTACACCAGATGACAAATAATGAATGCTGGAAAAAATTGATAAACGCCATTATCAAACAAGCTGCCGTGGATTATGATGAAGCGTTACAAGGACACACAGTAGATGACATTCCCCCAATCATTATGAAAGAAGAATGTGAAACATTTCTTAAATATGTTGGTGGTAATTATATCATCAGAAAAGTGAGAGAACACGCAAAAGAAGAAATCAACAAAAATACTGAAATACTGAACTGCAAATACTGCGGGGAAAAAGGCCAGCTGATACGGGTTGCTGATGTAGCAGACGATTTACCTTTATACATTGTAGCGTGTATCAACCCTAAATGCTCAAAAAGGTCGGCCACAGCAGTAAAGAAAACAAAAGAGGAAGCTGTAAGATATTGGAGAAAAATGATGGGAGATATCTAAATGATAGCAATTACAAAAATCAAATATCATGGTTTTGAGGAAGCAATTAGAGGAATGAGAAACCCGCTGAATAGTTGGGATAAATCGGATTCCACTTTCGATCCTTTAATTCTAGGTAAAAAAGATAAAGAACTTTTACTAAAACTTTGTGCTTCCGGAACCGATCACAGAAAAGCACTGCGTATGATTACAGTAACTATGGATATAACAGCTCCGCTTTACTGGTGGAAAGAATTCGATACTTATAAAGTAGGAACTGTAGCTAATTCTTGTTCTACGATGCACACACTGATGAATAAACCTTTTGAAATAAGTGATTTCAGCTTCGATAAGCTCACGCACCTTAATGAAGATCTGGATCCTTATAAAATTGGAAAAGATTTAGTAATTCAGCTAAATATTATGAAAGATCTTTACATCATGTCTAAAGACAAAAGCTGGTGGTATTCGATTATACAGCTGCTTCCATCTTCATACAATCAGAAGAGAACCATATCTCTTAATTATGAAGTCCTTTTAAATATGTTTTTAGCAAGAAAGAATCATAAGTTAGATGAGTGGAAAGCATTTTGTGAAAAAATTAGTCATAATCTTCCGTTTTTTCTAGAAATTGTAATAGCTGTCGACGAAGGTTTAAATGAAAAGAAGATTTAATGTTGGAGATAGAGTACGTTGTGCTCATTAAGGAGGAGTTATGACTGAGAGAGAGAGAGAGAGAGAGAGAGAGAGAGAGAGAGAGAGAGAGAGAGAGAGAGAAAATTCTGGAAGAAGCGAAACGGATCATTTGTGAAGACAGGAATGAACAATACGGCGAGCCGGAAGATAACTTTGCCAACATCGCGATGCTGTGGACAGTCTATCTCGGGATTGGCCTGAACGGCTACGATGTCGGGATGATGATGGTGCTTTTCAAACTTGCTCGGATGATGACCGGTGGCTACAAGAGGGATTCCCTTGTGGATCTGATCGGGTATGCAGCCTGTGCTGCAGAAGGGATGGAAGAAAATTAAACATACAATACAAGAGCTTCATGAAAAACAGGGACTGCCACTTTCCATGAAGATCAAAATGACTGAGCACAGAATTAGGGAATGGGTTAGAGAATATGATATAGACGGTGTATACATCAGTTTCTCTGGCGGAAAGGATTCTACTGTTCTTCTCGACATTGCACGCCGTTTATACCCAGAAATACTAGCAGTATATATTGATACTGGACTGGAATATCCAGAAGTACGAAACTTCGTAAAGACGTATGACAATGTAGAGTGGCTAAAACCAAAGAAAAATTTTAGACAGGTTATTGAAGAATATGGATACCCATTCATTAGCAAAGAAGTTTCGGATAAGGTTTCTGGGGCAAGACGCTATGTAAAGGCAGTTCGAGAGAGTGGAATTATCCCCAGGCAAACTTCACGCTACATGCAAGTAATAGGCACATATCCGGGCAAAGACGGGAAACCGAGTGCATACAATATATCAAAATATAAATTTTTCCTCGAAGCCCCATTCGAAATATCAGCAAATTGCTGTAACGTGATGAAGAAATATCCAGTTCACTCTTTTGGGCGAAAAACCGGGAGAAAACCGATAACTGCACAGATGGCATCTGAATCTCGTTTGCGAACATCACAATGGTCGAAGAACGGTTGTAATGGTTTTGAGATGAAATCCCCGATTTCAAATCCCATGAGTTTCTGGAAAGAACAGGATGTGCTTCTCTACATTAAAGAGCACAACCTCCCAATCGCTTCTGTTTATGGAGAGATAAAAGTGCAAGATAACGGTGTTCTCAAAACCACAGGTTGTAATCGTACAGGATGTATGTTTTGCGGTTATGGTTGCCACCTTGAAAAACCAGGCGAAGGTCGCTTCTTGAAAATGAAAGAAACTCATCCGAAACAATATGATTATATCATGCGTCCAAAAGAGCAAGGCGGTCTGAATTACAAAGAAGTCATTGATTGGATCAATGAGCATGGAGGATTTCACATTGAATACTAGGAGAAATTATG